GGGTTCGCCGGGTCCACCACTTGATCCAGGAACTTGTAGCGCGTGTCGGTCTGGTTCTCATTGGCGCGCTGGCCGTGCATCAGCGTATTGAACAAGTCCCGCTCTTCCATGTCCCCTTGTTGCTTGCGCTGCTCGGCGATGGACAGGGTCCGGAACTTTTGGAACCATGTCCCGGTCAATGGCGCTTGAAGCGCTTTGATGTACTGATCGTCGTAAGCCCAGGTCGAACGCACCGTCTGCCACCAGAAATCCCTCAGTTTGAGCGTGTTGACAGCCGGGTACTGGTAACACCAGCTTTCGTAATTCGACACGCTGTTGGCCATGTTGATGACCACGCCGGTTGTGGGGTTGTAAACAGCCTTCTCGTCACTGGTCAGATCAGCCCAGCCGTCCTCAGAATAAGGCGGGGCCAAGTCGATCGTCGCTTTTGATACCCCGCCAGCGTCGGCGTTGTGCGAGTCGATCACCTTGAATTGCAGGCGCCGGTGCGCGCCAGTGACAGGGTCCAGCGTGAACACCGTGACGAACTTGCCACGAAGGAAATATCGCTGAAGCTCAGAGAGGGTCGTCGCGAACTGGCCGGCTTCGTTGATGACTTTGATAGTCCACGCCCCGCTGTGATGGACGATTCCTGATACGGTTGTCCCGGCCGCGTCGTCTGCGGCGGCGGATTCGATCACGAAGTTGTTGGAATTCACCACGCTCCGTTGCGGAACGAGGGTGAAAGGCGAAATGATGCTTCCGCCAGCGCCGTTCTGGTTCCCGCCAAGCGTCCCAGCTTTGCCCGGCCGTATCCGCGACATGAACAAGTCCGTCATGGCGCGCTGTTTCACCCCGGTCATACGCAACTCTTTGGTTTGCGCTATGATTCGGTCCATCCCAACCTCTTTGAGGCCAAGATCCTCCACGTCCTGTGATGTCCAGGCGGAGATGGAGGCCCTCGTTAATGTGCAACCTGTTGTCTCATCGACAGTTATCAATTTCGGAGAACAGTTATCAATTAAGCTCATGCCTTCGATTTTTAACCCAAACCCCTGAAAGGCAATGGAGCCAGGCGAAATTTACGAATTTATTTCTGAGGCGGGAACCAGTCGTCTAACTTTTGGAGAATCCCAAAAGCTAGAGACGGCATGGGCAACAATGGAGCTTTGTCATCAAGAAGGCTTTTGTTCTGGATGCAAAGCAGCGTTCAGCATCCTGAAGGCTGCAATAGCCGTTTCACGAGCGGCAGTAATTTCCAAATCGGACGATCCTGGAGCCACTTTGAATCCAATGCTTCTTGGATTCACTATGACCTCCGGAAGTCGGTCAAGCTCCCATTGTTCAAATTCGGCTCTTGATCGAACGACTGGAATACTTTCGGTTGATTCCTTGGGGTCATGTGCGCTCATAAGTCAATTATCCGATTTACGCCGCTCTCCTTGGTAATCCCAGCAGCGTCAATTCACCATCCGACATGGCCTGTTGTTGCGCCACGGTCCCGCCACCCTGGCCAGGGGCTGCGCTAACGCCGGCCCTGGGCGAACCTACGGGCTGCGGGGGCGCTGCCGGGGCGCCGTTGGACGCTGCTGGATTTGGTGTTCCTGAAACCGGCGCAGGCGCGGGCGGCGGTCTGACGTAACCTGCTTTGGCCAAACGATCCGTTTCTTCCTTAACCAGGGCGGCAATGTGGTCCTTGGTATTGCGCTCGATCATGCTCAGCACGTCTTCATCGGAGAAAGTCCAGTGTTTCTCGGCTTCACCGGGGTTCTTTTGCAGGAGTTCGTTGAACTTTCCGCGCGGCAGGAACGACCTCGGGCTGCCGTCCTCACCCGGTCTGATCCGCCTGTCCCCGCCGCGTTCGGCAAAGACTTCGCCTGACCGCCGGATGAACCGTATCACCCAGTCCTGCACCGGGTTGCCCGCCGAATACTCCTTCACGCCATTGGTCATGGCCAGAAACTCCGCAGCGGCGCGTTCGCCGTGGTTGTAGGCGGTGACGACGATGGGGGTGAAGATCGGGTCAGCTTCAAGCGCTTTCTCCAGGCCATCGGCGCCGATCTTCTTTGCGATTTCGGCGAGTGGCGACGCGGCGTCGGCCGTCATCAGCTTTCCGATGTTGTCTCTGAACAATCCAAGACGCCCTTCGATCACCGGCCGTTTCTCGATGAGCGTCTGGCGTTTTTTGATCTCCTCATGTTCCTTGGAGAACTTCTCCGTAACGGCTTTGGTGGTGGATTCCTGGACCTGGGCGATCAGCCGGTCGGTCTTGAGTTTTTCCCACTTGCCAGGCTCGACTTCCGGCCGGGCGGATTCAACGAAAGTCTGGAATGCCTCATCTTTATCATCGAAGGTCCTCTGCGGGTCTTTCTGCCGCTCAGCCGTGATGTATTGATCCACGGCTTTGTAAAAGTTCAGAAACTTGCCCGACAACCCCTGGCCTTTGTACTCGGCCGAGTTTTCCTCAGCCCACTTGGCCAGGTCATAGACCTGCCTTTCCTCCGGGATAAGATTTGCCAGGAACGGATCTTCAACTGGCGTGGCGGGAGGTGGTGTTGTCGGCGGCGCGGGCGGCGCGGCGATCGGTTGGGGACTTTCACCCATGACCTTCCGCAAGACTTCTTCAACCACCGATGCTATAGGCCGTTCCCGGCGCACAGTGACGCCAGGAACGGGCGTTTGAGGCGCGGGGGGTGTTCCGGCAGAGGGCGTGGCTCCCGGAGCGCCTGCGGGCGTTGGAGGCGTTCCTGGGGCAGTCCCGGGGGTTCCTGGCTGGGGGATAGCAACCCCGCCAGGAGCTGTTCCCGTTGGCTGCGCTGGAGGGGCGCCAGCGGGCGCGGCGGGGGTTGGGGTTCCCGCCGGTGCAGGAGGAGTCACTGCTGGCGCGGGCGCAGCCGGCGAAGGAGTGGGAGTTGTCGACGTCGCCAAAACGACGCCGAGGTCGTCAAATAAGGACTTGAAAAACGGGTCTCCGGCAAGGGTCTCAGCCGGGGCGGGTGTTGCGGGACCTGGAGCTGGTGCGGCGGGAGGCGCTGGTGGAGGGGCTGCTGCAGGTGCGGACATAGATCATCGGGTAACGAACGGTGCCAGTGCAATCACGATTGCGCAGAACAGATGGTCCTTGGCTCTTTGTTCCAGCGGCAGCCCAGTGTAAGGAATAAAGCACGGGTGCTCTTTTTTCTCCGGGTTTTTCACCGGGCCGTACTTCCAGCCTTCGGTCCTCTTTTGTTCCAGCCAGGCTTCATGCTGTGCGCTTGGTGGCGCTTCCGGATGTTCGATTTTGAACCGCACGCCGTTCACGGCGCTGTTCCGTTGCCAATCCGGTGCTGACGCCCATGACGGTTGCGATGAATCGCCCAACGCCCGGCAGTACGCCGCGTTGGCCTCGTGACAAATCTCCGCGATGTTTTCGATAGTCATAATGTTACTCCTCATGGCCTCTTCCCTTCCTAGTTGTTCGATTTCATCCTGCGTCCATCGTTCGTGATCAATTACGTGGGTGAGTTTGTTCACAACGTAAAGATCCAGCCAATAATCCTCAAACAGAGCGCGACGATAATCATAAAAGCAAGGAACGCGATTATGGGCAAAAAGTCTTCAAAGAGTTCTTTCATCTGCCGTAGGCCGGTTGAGGCGGGGGCGGATGCAAACCCGAACCCAAGACCCCCATCGGCGGACCCGGGGGCATCGGCATCGGCGTGCCATTGCCGCCTCCGCCAACTCCAAGCTTCGCCAGCGCCTGCTGAAGCCCAGCAAGAGCCTTCGCATGGTCTTCCAGCGTGGACGTGATCTGCTGAAGCGCCTGCTGGAATTGTTCGCTGGCGGCTGGCGACACCGGCTCGTTCCCTTTCGGGTCGTCATCGGGAAGCTTCAGGTCAAACGCGCCACTGAGCCTGGACAATTCGTTGATGATCCCCGCCAGTTGGTTTTTCGTCAAGATTTCCAGCACCGCCGGTATTGGCAGGACGGATTTCAAAAGTTCCCCGAGGGTAGATGCCGCTTGCTGGTTGGACGCGCGCTCGGCACCGTCCCGGCTGGTGAAGATGAAGTCGTGCTCCAGCTTCTTCTTCGTTCCAATGATCGTTCCGGTGTACAAACCGAAATTCATGGATGCGCCTTCATCATCCATGTCTTGAAGTTGCAGGCCCGCCTTTTGGATCGTCGCGTTCGAGTACCTCCCAGTGATCGGGACTTTGAAGTTCTGCTCGCCGAAAGCCATGTAAGCCTCGTAGATGATCCGCTTCTTCGCCGCGCGGAATTCGTCAATCGCGTCCGAGATGAAGTTGTAAACCGATTCAGTCGTTCCAGCGATGAGGTTCGTCTCTGTCGCGGAGATTTCGCGTGCGGCCGGCTGGCCCTGTTCCTGCGGGGACAAAGCCATGATGCGCTCCATAATGGTCATCAGGCGCACCATCGCCTCAAAGATCAAAGTGACCTGGGTGGATGATTTGGTTTCGATCAACTTGATGACGTCGTCGATCTTCAGCCCGAGTTCTTCCAGTTTCTTCCGCGATACCTCGATGATGGTCGTTTCGCTACGCCAGTTCTTGTTTTGCGTCCGCTTCCGGAACTCGGCGAGGGCCTTCTCGTCTTTGAACGTGTCCGTGTCGATCACCATGACCTTCTGGTTGTCGCCGCTGATGGAGGCCAGGAGGCACGTCGCCAGGTTCGTCATCTGGTCCTGCCAGGAAAGCAGTTCGTGCCCGACGCCCAGGTTCACTTTCCGGTCGTCCCTCTCGTTATAGGCCAGGACGGCGCCGGGAGAGGATGGCAGGATTTCCGCGTAGATGACCGTGTTCCAGCCGGCGGTGACAAACCGGACCCAGACCGGGAAGGGGTAGGTTCCGAAGCCCCATTCGCTCGGGACAAGCTTCTCGTAGTAGTTGGCGACGACGACCGATGTGTCGTTCATCTCCCCGGAGTAATAACCGATGAGGTTCTTCGAATCATTCGCGCTGGTGGCGTCATTCCAGCTTGCAGGCGGCGCGGGCGGGGTGATCGTCGTGTAGTACTGGCTGAAATATTGGGCGTAGTTGGCGAAGAGCGAAAGATAAACCTGGTTGTAGCCGACTTCAGTGCGGTTGTAGTAAGCCGGGTTGGTTGCTATGTCGCCAAACCGCGTCACGTCCCAGAAGCCCAGGTAAGTGCAGCCCGAATCGGAATTGAGCGAAGCCAGCGAATATGCGTTGTCCCAGAAGATCCGTGATGGGTGCGGCTTCACCCAGGCAAGCCCTTCCCTGCTCACGACCGATTCAAATTCGGGCGCGCTGGTGTCGCCTTCCGCCTTGGGCTTTTCCGCCCATTGGATGTCGCGTTCCCAGGCGCACCGCATGAAATCCACCGAGTGCCCGTACAGGAGCGCATCCCGGTAAACCTGCGTGTCGGTGTGCCGGTAATCGAACTGGTCGGCCATAATATCGGACCTCTGGCTCATAACGTCCGCGCGCAGCTTTCCCACCTGGGAGGTGGACCGGCTCTCGTATTTGAAGTAAGGGAACAGGTTGTTGTATTTGTTGCTCTGGGCGGCGTGCCGGCGCGTGATCATTGAGCGCACCAGATTGATGGAGACATCGAAAAATTTGGGAGGATCAATCCCTGTGATGTTCCCTTTCTCGTCCTTCTTCACGAATTCATCGGCGCACTTGAGCGATGCGAGTTGGGAAGCGCACGCCCCCGTGTCGATCAGGTTCTGGGAATAGAGCACCAGCGGGAAAATCTTTTTGGAAAGCGGCGGCGGTTCCCAGGCCAGGTCCACGGCGGAATAGAACTGGTAATTCTTCAGGTTGAAGTTGACGTGCTCCATCAGGCGCTGGTTGATGTGGTCCTCGAACTTCTTCCTTTTATCCGCCAACTCCGTTGCCGCCTTCCGTTCCTCCTCCATCATCACCGCGTCCGCCGAAGGAACCTTCGCGGTGAAAATCTCGCGAAGTCTTTCGTTCGTGGTCCCGACGGATTTGAGTGCGGGAAAAGAAATCATCGGTAAAGATACCGCGCGGTGAACCGGTTTGAAAGTTCATCGCCGTTGTGCTCCAGGAACGCGGCCTGGCGGCGCAGCCACTCCGCGATGTTCTTGCGCCCGCGCCGGGTCATCTTCGGCGCGTCTTTGACCGTCAGGATCGCAGCGGATTTTTCTTTCATGCAGCCTTCTCCTCTTCATTTTTCCAATCAAACCCCTTCGCCGCCATCGCGTCCTGGACGCCCGCGCCGCGCAGGGCCAGCTTGTAGCGGACGAGCCTGTCGAAGTGAAGCGTTAAATAGATGGGCCATCGGTTCAGGTTTCTCCACCGGGTCACGTGGCTGCGATCGAACTCCCCGGCCCATGCGCAGAGTTCGTTGAGGGTACAGTGGAACATCCTACAGCAATCAAAGACCTTGGAGTTTGTCCAGGTGTCCAAACCTTGGGCGTGATACTCGAACTTCAGGGACTCCGCCCAGGGCGACAGGGTCGTCGCGTGGGATTTGCCGTTGACGCGGTATTTCCCGCCACCCTTCAGAAACGCATTGTTCTCGCGCAGGGCGGAGCGGTTGCGCCTCCCAACCTTCGAACCATCGTTGCAAATTCCCTGTGGCATTACGGCGCGACGTAGGATGGTTGTTGTCTTCCGCAAATTCCGACCGGGACCATAGGCGCCGGGCAGTTTCCGAGAGCTTGGTTGAGTATGTTGCGCGCCGCGATGTGATCGCTGTCGCCCATGTGGTTGCAAGCGACGCAGCGGAACTGCTCTTTCTCTCTGTTTTTCGCGTTCTCCAATCCACACGAGGGGCATGTGCGGGAGGTGCCTTTGGGGTTGACGAACACCAGACGAACACGGTTCTCCGGCGCTAACTGTTCCAACCTTGTTCTCACCTGCCGATAGCTCCATGGAGCGAGGAACTTGCGGTTTCGCTTTTCTCGATTACGCTTGCCGTGTTTCATTCCGGAAAGGTCTTCGATGGCGAAAATTTTTGTGGTCTGCCACGGCAAACGGCGGCAGATGAAATTCACGTAATCTCGACGCGCTTGCCGCGCTCGACGTTTTGCGAATGAACCCTGTTTCTTTCGGCGCACGTTCGAGCAAATGGATTTGAAATCCTGCCCGTGAAAATTGCCATCAGAGTCGGCAAGCATTTTGTTTAATCCAATGTCAAGTCCGATGATAGCACCTTCAGTTTTTACTGGTTCGTCAGGAACTCGCACGTAAACCCAAGCGCACGTTTCGGTCACGATTGCTCCATCAAGCAATTTCGCTCCGGGTTTTGCCAGCCAGTGATTCAAACGCGCGTGCGATTTAAATGGAATGACGATCGGATTTCCGCTGCTCAAAGAAGAAATTTTCAAAACGAAATCAAAAGCGCCAAGACCGATCTCGGTGCGGCAGATTAAGCTGGATAGTTGAACGGCCCTGCGAAGCACCGGGCATCTGGCTTGTCTGGAAAGTCTTTTTGCGGACATGCGTGTTCTAACCACAGTTTGCAAAGCAAACCTGAGAGCTGACATTTTCTGACGATACCCCAGATTTCCAGCTTTGTATCGCCGGTACGTCGCAGCGTCGAGATCACCTTTGGATTCCCACAGGGATCTGGAATAGAAATTAGCCGCCGCCCTATATTCCCGGAGAAATGCGTTCAGCCTGCGTCGTTTTGCTGCGGTGCATGGCGAAATAGAAATTCGAACGGAACGCGTCATGGGGCGATATAGGGTTCTTTTTCTCCGGATGGGCCGGCGCTCATAACGGCCATGACAGGGGACGTATTGTCTGGAGTGACCTCCGTTGGCTCTTCAGCATCGGGTTCCTCGGACGTGACTTCCTTGATCGAAAACTTGGCGCCATCCGCAGTCATTTCGTTGAGCTGCAGCTTGAGTCGCAAGTCGTATTCCTGGCCCACAGACCAACCGCTTACGAGGGCACGCAAATCGTCGTTATTCGAAAAATCCACTGAGAGGATGTTCTTCATGTTGTCCATGCGCCCACTTAACCCCCAAACCCCGCCGGGCGTCAAGCCGGCATCACGCTGCGGCATAAACGCTAGGGCTTGAAACTTCGCCGATTCTCGGACGCATGGAGGTCTGCCCGCGCCCTGCGTAATAGATGAACGGATACGACATCGAAGCAAACGGATGTCCGAACCGGCTCTTGGGTTTAGGCCGAAGTGGGTTATTGGGATCGCATTCCAATTTGAGCATTGACTCCCTGGTCTTCGTGCAGGTGGCGCTCACGAGCAGTTCCACGTTCTGAAGTTTCTCTCTGGTCAACCGGACCCGCGTATCAATGCTGAACTTCCCTTTTGGCGCGGGCACCATTCTGATTTTTCCGCCGGAAAGCTCCTCCACGTCCTTCACGTCCACGCTGCCGTCTTTTGCCCGGAACTGGTTGAAGGCCGAATCATCCGAGATGTGCTGGAACTGAAACTCGTACTTCATCCGTTCAGACCAGTATTTCATCAGTTCCAGGATCTTCGGCACAAGGCGCGAATAAGGCATGTAGGCGTCCACGAACACCAGTTCGTCCAGGATCAGCCAGTGGATTTTGTCTTTGAACGGGATGTACTGCTCCAATGTCACTGATGAATGCGCCTGCCCAAGGTCGTAGCCCAGCACCAACAGCGGCTGGCCGGGCCAGGGCAGCAACCCCTCGCCCTTGACCGCGTCGCCCTTCACATGGATCAGTTCGTTGTAATCGTTCCGGAAGAGCGAATCCCCTGAAGGCGCGTCCACCCATTCCCCGATCACCATGCGGCGGTGCTCGGTCTCATCGCCCTTGGTGCAGTCCAGGAGCGTGTCCACGTAGCCATCCGGCACGTAACGCTCATTGTCTGATCTGGGCAGGTGCAGGACGTAGTAGTTATCGTTCCATTTGCCGGTCGCTTCATCCACCGGCTTGACGAAGAACCGGTCGTAAAGCCAGTGCGACGGGCCGGCCGGGTTTGCCGTGTAAACGATTGCCTTGTGCTTGATGCGCCGATCCCGTCCGAGTTGCTGGACCAGGTGTTTGAAATAAGTATCGGTATCCAGGGTCTGCGCTTCATCCACGAGAATAAAGGATGGCTCGATGCCCTTGACACGCGGGGCCACGAAGCCTTCGTAGGGCATGGAGATCAGGACCACGCGCGACCAGCCCCCGAACTTATTACTGATCCAGATGTAGGTATCCTTGTATTTGTTCTGGCGCGGATCAGTAAAAATCGTCCCACCGTTGCGCTCGTAATCCCCGCGGACTTCCGTGTTGAGCTTGTGCCAGCAACCGCCTTCCTCGCCCTGCCGCCCGGTGGGGACGATCACCAGAGCACGCGCGTTGAAGTTCTCCCGGCAATGATCCACCATCGCGAGAATGCCAAGGTACGATTTTGCGCTCATACGTTCGCCCCACACTAAAATGTACTTGTGCCGCTTGATTTCGTCGAAGCCCTGGGCCTGGATCGGGTTCATCGGCGGCCGGTAAGGTTTGTAGTAGCAGCCGCGGGGATCGGATGCCGGGGCGGCGTAGCCTTCCTCTTCGAAGACAGAACTCAGGGCCTCGAACTCGGCGTCGGTGGGGAGGTTCAGGGGCATAGATCAAGTTTGGTGGAACGAATCGGTAGCCTTGCGAAACCTGGCCATCATTGCCATGAACGCAGTCCAATCCATCCATTTTTTCTCGTCCATGTGAGCGAGCCAATCGACCGTTGCCGCCGGAGAATTGAAGAAGCGATCGAACTCGATGTAATAATCTTCATAGTCCATCGTACAGACCCCGCAAAACTTCCACGTTTTCTTGATCCACGAAAAAGAGGTCGCCGGTTCCGCGCCACACACTTCGCACAACGGTTGTTTTTTCCAAATCAATTTGTTCATGGGTTTACCTCGTCGAATCTAAATATTTCCTTCCGGAAAGCCATCGTCAAACGGCCGGTCTCTCCGCTACGGTTCTTCACAATGATCAAATCGGTCGCTTCGGCGCCGCCGTACTCCGGATCAAACGACTTTCCTTTGCCGTGCAGGAGGCCGATGAAGTCGGCGTCTTGTTCTATGCTGCCAGAGTCGCGCAGATCGGCCATCGTCGGCTCGCGTTCCTGTTTTTCGGATTCCCGGTTGAGCTGCGCGCAACACAGCACCGGGAGTTTGAGGCTGATCGCCATTTCCTTCATCGCCCCGCTGATCTCAGTCACCAAATCGTTCCGGTTTTGGCGGAATTTCGGAATGATGATCTTTTGCAAGTAATCGACGATGAGCACCTTCACGCCTTTTGCCGCTTGTTCGTGCATGGCCAGGATGATCTCCGAAAGCGTCCGCAATTGGTCGGTAACGACGATCGGGAGCGAGGATACCTGCTGCATCATAAGGCCGGCACGCTGTGTTTCTTCGTCGGTTGCCGTCGCCCGCAGGAATTTCACCATCGGCACGCGTGATTCACTGGACACCATTCGCCCGATGATCTCTACGCTCAACATTTCGAGGCTGATGACCCCAACCCGTGTCCCGCGCCGGGCAAGACCGACCGCCATGCACCCGATCAAACTGCTTTTCCCCTGGCCTGGCCGACCGGCGACCACGTAATCCTTCCCCGGCTGAAGGCCGCAGATCATTTTGTCGAAGCAATGGAACCCGGTTATTTCTCCCGGATACTTTCCGTCGTTGACAGCGGCATATTCCAAAAAGGCTGAGACCTCCGGCATGAGTTCGGCGACGGTCTTTGCCCTTGATCCGTGCCAGAGCCTGGAAATCTTCTGAAGCTCGAACAAGACCTCGTTGGGACTGCCGCCGCGCGCCACTTGCTTGGAGACCTCGCTGATCATCGGCTTCAATTGCTCAAGTCGCCTGGCCTTGTAACAATCCATCACGATTTCGTGCCAATAAGGCCAGTTCTCGTGGCTTGGAAGCTTATCAATCGCTTCTTCCAATCTGGCGCAGGCGTCTCTGGGTAGCTTCTTGCCGAGATGGTGCAGGAACGCCTCCGGTGTCTCGACGCAGAACAAGTGCATGGACCAAGCCCGTTGCATCGCCTCACAACACGCTCTGGCAGCGGTCACGTACAAAACCTCCGCATCAACAGCCGGCAGGATCGACGGTTTCCGGACAAGACTGGCGATAAGGAACCATTCGGCCCCTTCGTCATGCGGCGGGAGATCCGGCTCGGCTTCGGGATGGCCGTTGCCGGTCATTTGAAGTAGTTCGTCGGGTTGGTGTTCTTGGGAACTGACTTCTTCTGACACTGGTGAATTTCCGCCCTGAATTCGTCCTGCTCTCGGTTCCATCTTTTCTTGATGTAACCCGCCCATCGGACAGGCACTCCCTTGGCGTCACAGCCGTTGCGGCTCGCCCAATCACCGTAAACATAGCGGACAAATTTCTCAGGAATACCGATTACGCCATTACACTGAGCTACAGCTTCGTCCTCAGTCAGCAGCATTCCTTCCCCCAAACCCCCATCTTGTACGGAAGAAGCAGAAGCAGAAGCAGAGACATCCGATGTAACGCCTACTGAGGGTTCGTAGTTACTACGTAACGCTACTACGAATTCCTTGATTTCTTTGGAGTACGTGAACCACTCGCATTCCAGACGGAATGATGCAAATTGTTCGTGACGTTGTTTTTCGGTGTCAATCGAGCCACGTTCAGTTGCCTCAATTTGCAGTGTTGGATTTCCATTCCTTAACTCTGACAATCTCGCCCACGGATTTGAACTGTATCCGATTTTCACACGATTGGCTGCCGGCTCTAAAATGTAGTACACGTATCCGTCGTAAAGGGAGGCTGGCGGCTTTCTGTTCCCTGGCGGTCGCCTGCTATGATAGTCCTCACGGTGTTTTCTGACCCTTTCCCTTGTGGCGCTGGCCTTTGGATCGTTAGACAGCCTGTCTCTGAATGAAATGTAATTCAGAATCAGCCAGCCGTCATCTAGTTGCTCAATCCTCCGGCCGCCGTTGTCTGGCGTGCGGGATCGGAGATCGGGTTCTTTGAATTTTCCTAGAGCGAGCACACATTTTCCCAAAGACACGCGGCTTTTCCCGGCAAGCCACCCGTCAGAACCGCGAACGTAGCCGTCTTGGTCAGCGAGCGCGAGAAGAGTTATCCACACTTTACACGTATCCGAATCTTCATCCCAGATTGAACTATCGACGATTTCTGAAAAGAGTTTCGCATATCCGCTCATAGGCTTTTGAAGGAAGAATTGCGCTTGGCCTTGGTCGCCCTTCGAGCGAAAAGGTGGGATAGCTACCAGGGCCAGGGCCGAGGCCCCGGACCAAGCGCAAAATCAATGTCTCAGAAATAAACCGCAAGTGCAACTCGGAACGAACGACCAGGTTCGTTCAGAGCGTCGCGCATCCTAGCGGCTCATTCGGCGCCTTCAAGGAAAACTTGCTGACAAGTTATTCCCCTATTTATCCACACCCTCATCCTTCTCATTCATGCGTTGCCGGCACTCGTTTCCCAACCTTGTAACTACTTCAGCAAAACCTTGTTGCGTTATCATCCGGTCGCTGATGCTCCGGCAGGCGTGCACGACCGTCCCGTGGTCCCGGTTAAACTGTTCACCGATCCGCTCAAAAGGAACCAGAGTTATCGAACGAGCCAGATAAAACACGATCTGACGCGGAAGCGCCACAGACTGTTCCCTGCCCGGAGAGATCAACCGCGCCAAATCCAGTTTGAACTCGCGGCAAACTGTTTCCGAAATAATTCGGATGGCTCTTTTGTTGCTCGTCCCATTTATCGCTTCGGATTCGAGGCGGTTTACAGCGCCGCGAAGCTCAATAAGCTGGCTCAGCTTTTTGATCCGCTTTTTCAGGGCGGTAATCTCATGCAGAATTTGCTGGTCGCGCTTCACGGTTTCACCTTGTTCACAGGAAGAGAATAGGCCGGGCGACCACTCGCCCGCCACGGTACTCAATCAATCCCAAGGTTCGGAGCCGGCCGCGAGGATTATTGTAGGCCCCTCCGCCCGGCTCATAACCCGCCGCGGCCGCCAACTCCTCATTGCTGAGATCATTCGGGTAAGCCTCCAATAGGGGGCGCAAAAGTCTCTGCTCTGGTCCAGGCAATCTGGCCATCACGGCATGGTGTAATTCTACGGTTGTCAATGGTTTATCCGGCAGCACGGCCTTCTCGCGTCCGGCTTCGGTAAGACACAGCCGTCCATTGCCAACGTATTCTATAAGGCCCTTGGTCCGCAGAGCTCCACGAGGATTGTTCCAGGCCCCGCCACCCACAGTGTAGCCGGCCAGAAACGCCGCCGCCGCTTCCTCTGGTTCGGTGACGCCGATGGATTCAAGCCAGGCCAAGGCGTCAAGAATTCGTTGCCCCGGGCCGGTTAACGAGGTGTCGCTCTTTTCGAATTCACGTTGGGCCGCCGGTCTCCTTACTGTTTTAGCGCGGGACTGCCAGTGGCTCTGGTCGTCAAGATAACCAGTTGGCGCTCGTTCTTTTAGAGGTTGTGGGCGCCGTGTGGTTCTATCTATGGCCGCCGCCAATTCTGCGCCGATTTCTTTCAACTTTCCGACGAGATCCAGCGCTTTTTCGAATTGCCCGTCTTTGAGCACAGGAACCTCGATTTCAACAGGCGCTTCCCGGACCTTATCCGGGCGGCTTTGAAGCTGCCGTTTGAGATCGGCAATCTGCCGGCGCAGTTCGTTCGGGTCTTCGGACTTGGCTTTTTCAATCGTTGCAGCCATCCGTTGCGCCAAGGCGCTGATGTCAACGTCAGCCAGCGTTGCAGGAGTTCTGGCGGCGACGTTGGCCTTTGGTGTAGCAGCCGAGTCAAACGTTTCGCGGCGCCGGAACCGCACGCGGATAGTTTTGCGCAGGAAATCCGGAGACCAAACCCATGCCTCCCCATCCTCCAATCCCGGAAGAGATTCGAGGATTTCGCGCTGTTGATCATGGTACTTCACCCATTCCTCGATCGCCTTTCTGTCCTGCGGCCCGGTCGTCCTCATGGCGATGAGTGTCTGAACCTGGGTCAAGACGTTCTTGTTCAAAGCCGCGCTGCGCTGGGTGATCAGCGTCATTCCAAGTCCGCGGGAACGGCCGCGCCGGACAATGTTCTCCCAGGCGCGCAGAAGATAATTGTCGTCATTGCCCATAGGGCGTTGCGGGATGTAGTCGTCGGCCTCTTCCAGGAACAAATGAAGGGGACTCTCGTTTCTGCGATAAAGCCGTTGCGCGAAATCGACTAGGAACGTCTTCTTTGATCGTTCGGAATCGAATGCGGACAGATCCAGCACGCAGGAAAGTCTCTGGTCAACAACAAGGTCAGCCACGATCTGACCGCCACCGCGCTCAAGCGGTACATCACCGCGTTTACCACCAAAGATGGGAACCGGCAGCCCGGCGGCTTTCCCATCCTGAGAGGAACGCAGGCCGTACCAACAACCAACCGGATCAACGACGATGAAAGGAAGCGATGCCCTGAACATCTCCTCGGCCATCACCGCTGCGGTATTGGATTTACCCGCGCCACGAACAGCTAGAATTCCAAAGGTCTCCGTGACAGCGTCGATCGGCAGGGAAAGATTATCGGCAATGTGAAGCTTGCTCATGCGTTATTTGGCCAACTGAGAGGGGATTTTGTAATCTCAGGCATCAAAGTTTGTCGATCCCTAGCCAGTAGCGGATGGATTTGATGTTCCAGCCGATGATAAATCCGGCAATAACGTTCAGCGATGTAGCCAGCCAATTTGGCGTCTCACAGATCTTCTCCAATGTGGAAAAGCAACACCCGGCAACGAGATAGATAGCAACGTTCCATCCGGTCCACACCTGCTTGAATCCCTGTTTGAACCCTTTATAGAACTCGTTCACTCTGGTTTCTTCCTGACAAGGCTCGGTGCCTTCTGCTTCATCTCGATTAAAGCTCCAAGTTTAGAGTTTACCAAGGCTTTACACTCTTTTTGGGTCATCCTTCCTGGCGTATCTTTCCTTGCCCGCCAGATGACCTCTTCAATCCCTGTGAGGCTGAGCTTGCACTCCTGACTGAAATCTTTGGCGGAAACAACGTCCGAGAGCGCGTTGTAGGCGCCGACGACGTCCGCAACGACGCGAACATTGTCCCCCGGCTCAAGCGCCCATCCAGGTATCGCATCCGGCATGGCGGCAACGATGCGTTTGGCGTCATCATAACGGTCATCCAAGAACTTCTGTAACTCCTTGCGCCGCGATAAGAAAATCTCCCATTGCTCTGCGCTCCACTGTGCCGCCGGAAGGTGTTGGATTTTCTCCACCGCCATGATCCACGCCTTGTATTCCGGGCAGATCGCCTTGGCCGGACAAAAAAGGCAGGCATTCGCCGAAGCGTTCCTGGGCGCCCCTTCCTGGTGCGCTTTGTCCCAGATGCCGTCAATCTCGGTCCTGGCCCCGGCGATGTCATCGGCTGTGTAAAAGCAAACGTCGGGTTTCGAGGATGCCCTGGGCTGGAGGATCGCGCCGTAGAATGGGAGCGGCTTTGGGTCTTTCAGGATAAAGTCGATGAGCTGCTGCTCCATGCGTTCGCACCGTTCCACGGTCTCAAGCTGCTCGGGCGTCAAGTGGTCTCTTGGGGCTTGAGGCTCGGACATGGCTTTGTGCAGCAACCGACCTTCCTCGGCGTATTCGGACGGTTCGCCTTCGGAAAGCCCTTTGGACGCCATGTCCCGCTGCAAGGCCAGGCTGCCGGGACAAAGCTTGAACCGGAGGAGTGAACTCGGCCGGAACTCGCCTGAAACGCCCTGGGGAATCTCAAACTCGCATTCTGCGGACGGCAGCATCAAAAGATAGGCCCGGAGTTGCATGTTGGCGTCGGCCGCCTGGACTTCGTTCCTGCCTGTCTTCCTGTCGATTATGACTGTTACCTCGAGCTTCGGAAACCTCAGCACTCTGTCTGGCGTGCCGGCGAACAGGGGCTTCCCGTCCCGCAGGTAAAGGTGCGGTTCTTCGTTAAGCTCCAGATGAAATGGTTTCATTTGCTCGTCAGTCTTTTGTTCCTGTATCCCAATATAACAACCGTCGGTTGTCTAATCACTGTTCGAGCACTTGACGCGTGCGACCATTTTCGCGTGCATCGCTTCGGCCTGTTCGCGGGAACCTGAGCAGCGAGCTTGGTCCTGATCCAGCTTTCCGCCGAAGACCATCGTTTCCCACAGCACTGGCGGCCCGCTCCCAAAACTGTGATCCAAACCGAGAAAGACCGTGGAGATTCGCGATTCACCGATTTTCTCATCGGCCACGTGGCGTTCCGCTTTCTCAAACCACTGCGCCCATTTTGTTATGTCCGGTTCCAACACCGGAGTTCCGCGTTCGTCGAGTATCCAGTTCATAATCGTGCTCGAACCACCGGATGCAGCGAACCCGGCGGAGCCGTCTCGGTTGTATTCATACTGTTGTCGCGCCCGGTCGCTGATCCGGAGCGTTACACCGCACCGGGCGGTGCGTATTTGCTGTTCAAAAACTCAAGCGTAGCCTGCACCATGCGCGGAGACTTTATGCTGTCCATTGCCTTGCAGCACGCTTTCAATGCTGCAAAGTCGCGGTCCGGTTGCGGTGTAACAATCCGGTTGGAGCCAACGCCGGGAAGCCGTTTCGGTTTTGCCTTGGAGTTCTTGGTTTTCATGTGTCGATTGTCCGGCGCGGCTCACCCGGAGCGTTCGGACTCCTAGTCCGGCTGTCGTTGGTTCGGATGTTCTGCCGCCGCTTTAGCAAGATTTAGCACTTCGATGGCGTACTCTGGATCGTCACGATAAGCTGCCAGAGCATAGGCCGCCAACGCTGGCGCAGCGTATTTGTCCTTGAGCCGGATCACGAAGAAGTCGCTATCACCGTTGCCAAAG